CCACTGCTACAGGCTATTTAAAATATCAAGGTACAAATGGATTTGTTGTACCTGCAGGTGGTGATGCAAGTCGTAGAGCCAGCCCCGAGACAGGTGAAACAAGATGGAATAATGAAAGTCCTAGTAATCAATATTTAGAGTGTTATGATGGTTCAGTTTGGATTGTATCAACAGGTGCAGGCGATGTTGTTGATACTTTTAAAATGCAAGATTTAGGAAACATATACAGCCTCATTCTGGGCTAATTCTCCAAAAGACATAAATAATAGTGATTACAGAAAAAGTCTTTTTCTGTATGGTCAAACTGTGGTAAACCCGCAATGCAAGGTGGTTAACCGTGAAACACGGGGTCTAAGGAGAGTTAATGGCTATTGGAAGAATTTCCGGTCAAATGCTCAAATCCAATCTAGTCAGAGATGGCGTAGATCTAGCATTTGAGACTGACTTATTATATTTGGATGTTGTAAACTCTCGAATTGGAGTAAACAAATCTTCTCCGCTGCACGACTTAGACGTTAACGGCACAACAAAAACTACTAATCTAGAAGTTACCAATCAATTTGACATTGGTAACATCACTGTGACTGGAAACACCATCAGCAGCGATCTCAGTACCATAACTTTTGCACCATCTGGTGCTGAACCAACTATCTATAATGCTAGGTTGGTAGTAGACGACATTCAAATTCTAGGAAATACCATTTCCACAGAAGTATCAAACAGTGCTTTAGAACTGAGAGCCAACGGTACAGGAATAATAGATATTTACGGTAACACCAACATTACAGGCAATCTTAATGTTACAGGAAATATTAATGCTACCGGAAACGTAACCATAGGCGGAAACATTGTGATAGGAGACAGCCTGTCTGATTCCGTTACTATCAATGCCAGTATTAACAGTGATCTAGTTCCTCAAACTGACAACACAGTAGATCTAGGTTCCGGAGCCTACCGCTGGAGAAATTTTTACGTCAATAACGTGTATACTAATGTGTTAAATGTTACCATGTTAGATGTTGGTAATCTCATGTTTAGAGACAATGAAATTACCAGTACCACAGGACAAGACATAATCATAGACGGCAATGGTGCCGGCGGAGTGAGACTGGGAAATTTTCGAATTGTAGACAATGTTATAACCAATCTCAGTTCTAATGCAGTAACTGAAATTGCGCAAACAGGCACAGGATATTTTAAAATTCAAGGAACAAATGGTTTTGTTCCTCCAGTGGGCAGTGATGCTCAAAGGCCGACTGCTTACGCAGTGCTAGGTATGACTCGTTTTAATACCAATTCAAAAGCTCTTGAGATTTGGGACGGAATTACCTGGGCATCACCTGCAGGAGCGTCTGGAGCAGTTTCAGAAATTCAAGCCAACGAAATAGCAGCCACTTATGCGCTGATGTTAGGATAAAATTATGCCAACCTTATTTAGACACGCAGTAAACACCGAAATAGGAACCACACCTGTAGATGTACTACAGGTTGATGCAGGAGTTAGAGTGACTGTTATTGGTCTTAATCTAGCTAATGTTACAGATTATGACACAGCGGTAGTTGACGTATATGTGATAGATGAAAACTCTACCCAGGCACACTATGTGCGTGGTCTGTCAATCTCTCCCAACAGTACAGCTAAGATTATCACACAAGGTGAAAAACTGATATTACCAGAAACTGCAGGCATACGAATAGTCAGTGATACTGAAGACAGTATCGATGCTGTTATTAGTTACGTAGAAATATCTTAAGGAAAAATCATGCCAAGCAATTATTATGTAGGTCAAAGTCCAGATGAAGCACTAGGCGATAGTCCTCGCTATTGGTATGCTCTGCGAAGAAACAATGATGGCGAACTATTTTTGTATAGAAGTGATCAACTCAAAGACAAAGACAGTATCGAATTAAATTTGCCTGGGGCACCTGAAGAAAATTTTGAAGATTTTGAACCAGGAGTAGACTACTTTGATGGTATTTCGGCAGACCATGAGATAGAATATGACAATTTGAGATGGTCACAGTATCGATGGGACAATAGAAATATTCTGTACTACATTGATAATCAAGGCAGACTTACACAAAGAATAAATCAGGGATACACCTATCCCACAGGACATTCAAGTTAAAACGGAATAAATTATGGCAGAATTTAGAATCAGTAGGATTAGATATACATGGAGAAATTCGTGGAGTGCAGCCACGGTGTACAATCGTGATGATGTGGTACGATATGGTGGATCTACTTGGATTTGTCAACGTCAACACACCGCCGGAATATTTGCTGCTGATCAAACATATCTAGCCAACGAAAACGACACACAACCAACTCCAGCTTGGTTTAAAATGACCGACGGCTACGCATGGAGAGGGCTTTGGACAACAGCGCCAACTTTGTACAATCCAGGCGACCTTGCCCTGCACGGTGGCGTTATATACCTATGCGTAAACAGTCATACCTCACAGGTAACATTTGATGCTAACATAGGCGATTGGGCCGTGTATCTTTCTGCAGATAATTGGAGACCAGTATGGACCCCTGCCACACGTTACGGCATAGGAGATGTAGTAAGATACAACGGAGTAATCTATCGCTGCATAGTAGGACACACTTCAGGAACCACAGTACAAGGTCTTGAGATAGGTAACAACGATGCCAACGATGACAGCACAGGTGAACTGTGGCAGGTCTACTACGAAGGTATCCAATATAGAGGAGAATGGACCACTACTACCAGATACAGACCTAACGATCTTGTAAAATATGGAGGTAGTGTTCTTCGCTGTGTAACAGGACACGTGGCCGGTGCAAATATAACTAATGCAAATTTTGTTACAGCCTTTCCTGGACAGAATTTTTATGATTCATGGATCAACACAGTTTACTATGCAATAGGGGATATAGTTAGACACGGCGGATATCTGTATGTAGCATCCGCTAACAATTATGCCAGTGTGAGCCCGTCACAAGACGCTATAAACTGGAATATATTATCTAAAGCAGTAAATTTCGCAGGCACATGGAGTGCAGATGTTGATTATAAAATTGGTGACGTTGTACGCCGAGGCGGAAACTTATACATAGCCACAGCGGATACCACGCACGACGGCAGTTCATTGGATTATTTGGATGCAGGCAATTGGGAAGTGATTACTATTTCCCAATCTTGGCGCGGTTCGTGGACTATAGGTAATACGTATAGTGTTAATGATACTGTTGTATATCTTGGCAATACATATGCCTGTAATTTTGAACATACGGCCGCAGACTTCAATCTTCCAGGAGACAACGGATCGGGCTTCTCATATTGGGATCTAATTCTACAGGCTGGACAACAGTCTGGCATGAGCCTACGAGGGGATCTGCTAACATACAATCTTTCAAGGGCATTGCAAGGAGATGGTAGTTCATTTGGTCCTGCACCCGTGGCCATTGGTGAAGAAAATCAACTGGTTATAGTTAACAATCAAAACAGCGTTGACTATGCGTTCTGGGGCGATCTTGCTAGAGTGAAGTATGTAAGTTTGGACGGAGTCGATGACAACGCAGATCCAGAACGTGGAGCCAGTCAGTTTCTGCCTTGGAGAACCATACGCTATGCCTGCGAACAAGTAGACGACGGGTTTACTGGCACCACCACTATTAAAGTTCCGGTAGGAGAATTTGTAGAAATAACTCCAATCATAGTTCCACGAAACACAGTGGTTCTAGGAGCAGAACTTAGATCTACAACTATAAGAGCATCTGGTCCTGTTGCGGCATTGACTAACTACACTCCAGTAATTCTAGCAATATTGAGTAGAATTTCGGGATTGGCTAACAACGTTGTTAGAGGTTTGCCTGTGGTTAAAACTGATGGCAACTTAGAAGATCCTGTAATTCCTTTCACAAGTGTAACAGTGAATAATTCTTTTAATCCTCAACAGTATCTACAGGTTCCAACAGTGCCCCCTTCCTTTGATGGATTTGGTCAAGAACTAACAGTACCGGGACCTGAAATTTATGAAAGTACCACAACTGTGTCAGTGCCGTTGACTAATTTTGATACCGATACTATTGCTAGAATAACTGTAATTATTAATAATATGATCAGCTATATTAATTTTTATGTTAATAGCACAGGATCAAATCCCACAGTAAGCGGAACAAATTCGTTATCTACAATAGCAAGTGCTTTAAATGTGGCCACAGCCTTGCAACAGAATAAAGAATTCTTTCAGGAAGAAGCCGTAGCCTTTGTATCTGCAAATTATTCTACTTTTAGTTCTATCAGCGAACTCACAAGAAAATTTGCTGGTAGATTTATAGATTCGCTTATCTATGATATAAGATATACTGGTAATTACAAGTCTCTATTAGAAGCTAGATATTATAGAAATCATGTGCTAGGATGCACTGAGACAGAAGACATGTTCTATGTTAGAAATTCTACTGGTATTAGAAACTGCACACTAAAAGGTCTTGAATCATCACTAAACCCGCCTGCAGCATTTGATCTATATCAGATACCGCTAGGAGGTGCCTATGTGTCGCTGGATCCAGGATGGGGACCTGCAGACACACGTACATGGATCAATACTCGCTCGCCTTATATTCAAGGGGTTACTACCATAGGAACAGGTTGTGTTGGACAAAAAGTCGACGGATCTCTGCACAATGGCGGAAATCGATCTATAGTTAGTAACGACTTTACACAGGTTCTAAGCGATGGCGTAGGAGCATGGGTCACTAACAATGCTAGAGCAGAGTTAGTGTCTGTATTCTCATACTATTGTCATATTGGATACTTGGCACAAGATGGTGGAATTATCAGAGCTACTAACGGAAATAGTTCATATGGAACATACGGAACGATTGCAGACGGTATTGATGCCACAGAGGTGCCAGCAATCGCAAGAAACTATACCAGAGCACAGCAAGCCATAGTGGCAGCAGCATTTGCTGGAGACTTTGTCGACGAGATACAGATACTGGAGTGGACCAATGCAGGACAAGACTATACCAGTGCGACAGCTGCTTTTGAGGGAGCTGGTATTGATGCCGACGTAGTATTTGAAGATTTTCGAGATGATGCGGTATTCGAAGCTAGAATTTTAGATGCTAATGCAGGCACCGCACAAATTGCACAGGCTATAGGCGGCGGCGGGTATACACTTGTGCAAAACAATGCCCAAACTGGTAATGCTACTACTATTACCATAGCCACTAATGATCCAAATTCTATCACAGAATATCTTGGCATGCGTATTATTCTTACCAGCGGCGCGGGTACAGGACAATATGGTTACATCGCAGCATATAACAATTCCACTAAAGTGGTAACAGTATACAGAGAATCAGATGATCAACCAGGTTGGGATCACGTGGTGCCAGGCAAACCTCTCACAATACCTTTGCTGACCAACACCACATACAGAATAGAACCTAGAGTGATATTTTCAGCTCCTGCATATGCAGCACAAGAGATAGTTGTACCAACCAATACTACTTGGACTGATATTATTTACGGTGACACCACCGAATCCTATTCTGACATAGCAGTTAACGAGTCTGGCACAGGTACAACTATAGATGTTGTTGCAGCATTGGCCACATTTAATGTGGTAAAACAGGGCAGAAATTATACGCTAACTATCAATAACGGAGGCGCAGGATATCAAGCTGGTCAGTTGCTAACTATTGACGGTGATCTCATAGGCGGTGAAACTCCTCTAAACGATTTAATTATTTTAGTTACCGATGTTAGCGACGACAGTACCAACTCGATACTAGCTGCACAACAAAAAACATACGGCACAGGTGAAGACAACGAAGCCGCCAGCGGAAGATTTGTAGCAATTTCTTCAGGCGGCTCAGCCGCACTTCACAGTCAAGACGGAGTTGAATGGAATCAGTTTAATATGCCAACATCAGGCAACTGGAAATGTCTAGCAACAGGTAGAGTAACTTATCCTTCACTAGGCAATTATCAATTTGTAGCTATACGTCAAGGCAGTTCGATTGCAGCTAGCTCATCAAATGGAATAGCCTGGACAACACGAGCTATGCCAGCATCGCGTCAATGGAATTCAGTTATATATGGTGGCGGGCTATTTATCGCAGTGGCAACTGATTCAAATTCAGCGGCATATAGCTTAAACGGAATCAATTGGGCTAATGTCACACTACCATCAGGTGATTCAACCCTCAACGAATGGACAGATATAGCCTACGGAAAGAATACTTATGTAGTGTTAGGAAACAATGGAAACACTGTGGCCACAGGCACATACAATTCTACACTGGACACATGGTCATGGAATATATATACTATGGACGTGATCGCAGACTCCAGTCCTAAAGGATGGGTTAGTATTGCATACGGTAATGACAGATTTGTTGCTATATCTAACACTGGCGATGTTGCCTACAGCTTTGATGGAATAACTTGGCTTCCTGCTACCATGCCATCACAAGACGGTAGCTCAGCTCATAACTGGAAAAAAATAAGATACGCACAGGGTGTATTCTTTGCTATAGGCGATACAGGTGGTCGTAATATTGGCAACGATCCATCAGGAGTTCCTACAAACTATGCAGCACAATCTGCAGATGGATTAGTGTGGACTGCAAGAACATTAGCTTCTTCTGCAGAATGGGTCAGCGTGGCATTTGGCAATCCCTACGTAGATACTAGAGATTCCACAGTAGGCAAAAGCACACCAATGTGGATAGCCATAGACAACACCGAGACATTCAATAAGATACAGACAGGTGCTCGAGCCTTGGGTCGAGTCACACTAAGTTCTGGTATCATACGTTCAGTAAAATTATGGGATCCGGGATCCGGATACACAGAGGGACCTACTTGTACGTTAGTTGATCCAAATAACGGTTCTGATGCTCGTGTCGAATGTCGAACAGCTGATGGTGTTATAGGCAGTACTAGTTGGATCAATCGAGGATTAGGTTATCGTACTCTCAGTACCACAGTCACAATAACTGGCAACGGATTTGCAGATGTTATACCGTTTGGTAAATTCATTGTCATAAACGATTTGACGGCTTATCCAACGCTGGGTGCTAATCTAGTAATCGCAGGGTTAACTGGATCATATACATTAGTGAGTCTTGAAGAAATTGGTTTAACAGATAGAGGGCTAGCTGCAAGAATACGTATTTCTCCGGAAATTAAAGTTCGTGATAATCTATCGCATCTCAATGAAATCACAATTAGAACACAGTTTAGCCAATGTAGAATTACAGGGCACGATTTTTTAGATATAGGTACGGGTAATTTTGAAGAAACTAATTATCCTGAATTGTATTCGGGCTTTTATACCCCTGCCCCAGAAAACGAAGTAGTAGAGTTAGATCGAGGTAGGGTGTTTTATACTTCAACTGACCAAAGCGGAAACTTTAGAACTGGAGAGCTGTTTGCAGTAGAGCAGGCCACAGGAATAGTTACTATTAGTTCAGATTTCTTTGATCTAGGAGGATTGTCAGAACTAAGATTAGGTGGTATCAGAGTAGGCGGAACAGGAGCAGTGGTTCGAGAGTTTTCTACAGATCCATTGTTCACAGCAGATTCCAACAACATAGTACCGACTCAACGTGCTATTGCAGCATATCTTGCTTCAAGATTAAGCGTTGGTGGCTCTGAAATTGCAGTGGGTAGTTTTATTGCTGGTACAATTCTAATAGGTCCTGATAGAATTAACAACGTTGCAAGCCTGCGTATTATAGTACCAGTAAGAGCAGAATTTAATGGTGCAAATTCTGGAATAACTGGCATGATGCTAGCACAGGCCATGTTTAAAAAGTCTTTCAGATAAACAATATAACAAACTAAATATAGAATACGGAGTAGAAAATGGCAGAATTTAAATTAGGTAGAATTAGATTTGTTTGGAAAAACACATGGTCCCCATCCACCACTTATTACATTGATGATGTGGTAAGATACGGTGCTCGCACATATATCTGTGCAGTGGGACATACTTCTGCTGCAGATTTTAACACAGATTTAGAATACAGTCCGACCAAATGGAATCAGATGAGCGACGGTCAAAGCTGGACTGGTGATTGGAACGTCAGCACTTTATATAAACTTAATGACGTGGTCAAATACGGTGGCCTTCTTTATATCTGTAACGACAGTCACACTTCAGCAGCTACCACAGCATCAGGATTGGAAGCTGATCAAGCTAAATGGACTGTGTATGCAGAAGGGTTTGATTGGAAATCTAGTTGGACCGTATCTACCCGTTACAAAGTAAATGATCTAGTCAAGTACGGTGGCTATACCTATGTGTGTAACACCTATCATACTTCAGCTGCAACTACAGCGTCAGGATTGGAAGCTGATCAAGCCAAATGGGATACATTTAATCCTGGCGTGGAATACAAAGGCACATGGTCCACTGCTGTTAGATATAAACTCAATGATGTAGTAAAATACGGCGCCGGACTTTGGATATGTGCTATTCAACATACCGCAGATGCTGCATTTTTAACAGACAGCACCGCAGGTCGTTGGAGCCAGTTCACAGAAGGAGCAGAATTTGAAAGTACATGGAATTCCGCTACACTGTACCAACCAGGCGACATAGTTGTTTACGGTGGTAATCAATATATTGCAAAAACTGTACATACTGCCGCTGCTGTCACAGAAACTCCTACAACACAAGCAGCAAGATGGGATCTATACACAGAAGGATTTAAATTTCAATCTGCATGGGCTAACACCACATCATACAAAATAGGTGAAGTAGTATCTATAGGCGGCTACACTTATTTGGCAGCACAGGATTCTCCTTCAACTACTGTTACTGTAACAGCAGTAACCGCAGCCACTGACACATTTACCATAGCTTCAACCACAGGCATTGTGGTAGGCATGACAGTAAGATTTACCGGCACAACATTTGGTAATGTGTTCACCACAGCTAGATATTATGTAAAGACTGTGGCTGCAGGCAATATCACAATCAGCACTACATCTGGTGGAGCAACATTTAATGTCTCAGCTGATGCTGCCGGCACAATGTCTGCCACAGTGTCAGCAGAACCACCAAATACCACATACTGGTCGAGACTCAACGCTGGTATCAGCTGGCAGGGAGAGTGGTCAGATGACAGAGATTATCTACTAGGTGACGCAGTAAGATTGGGCGCTAATGCATATATCTGCTTATTATCTCACAGATCAGAAGGCGATGACGGATCCACAGTAGGTGCGGCAGGTGGTGGCCAAGCCAACAGCAGACCTGATCAAGACAGCACAGGCACATATTGGAGTTTACTAAGTGTAGGTTCTGAAACTGATATTCTTTCAGTAAGAGGCGATTTAGTCTACTACGGCGGTTCGGGTCCTACAAGACTGCCGATAGGTCGAGAAGGTCAAGTATTAACCTCTAACGGTATTGATCCAGAATGGGTCACACTGGGAGAAACAGATCACACATATTTTGTAGCACCTACAGGTGTTGACGGGCCTTCACCTATACATGGTAGAACCTGGGACAAACCCTTTAAGACCATACGCTATGCCTGCGAACAGGTAGAACGTGGTCCTCGAAATCCTGATGCACGATATCTGTTAGAACTCAACCGTGTGTTTATTCAACGCGAAGTCACAGAATTTATACAGCGTCAGATTTCCACAAACACAGCACCATTTACTACAGCATTTGTTTACGATGATTTCAAATGTGAGAGAGATGTAGGATTTACATTAGATGCAGTGATTTATGATCTATGCCACGGCGGTAATATTAAATCACGAGGTGTTGCTAATTCATTGATTGGCGGACTCAGCGAGGACGAAACAGAAGCATATCCAGGATTGGCCATTGAATCAGACGAATCAGTAGCTGCCTATAACTACATGCTTACAGTTGTTGGAAATGTTTTAGCACAGACAGCTCCAACTATAAATTATCAGACATTGAACGGCGACAATTCCACTGCCACAGTAGCTCAATATTTCAACAGCGATCTCACAGCAGAAACTGGGGCATTGGCTAATGTGACAGCAAGTGTTACACTGATCACTAATGCTATCACTGCTAGAGCAGCAGCAGTAACAGCACCTCAAATAGCAGCCGCCATAGCCAGTGTACCAGCAAGATACAGTCCTAGTAATCTAATTAATGTGGCCACAGGAAGGTATCGTGAAACATTGCCGATTATTGTGCCAGAACAAACTTGTATACAAGGCGACGAACTACGTTCAACTAATACAGGACCTGCAGGCAGCCAGACCAATAGATCCGATGCCGGATACAGCGTAGGCGCATTGACTAGATTGCAAACAGTGATTGATCAAATTGTACGAGGAGCCAATGTCACAGAAAGCTCAGGCAACACTGCTACACAGAGTGTAGCATTTCCATTTGCCAGCACTGAAGAAGCAGCAGATGCAGCACAATTGGTCAGAGTCATGCAACATCAGATTGATTTCAAGATCAGTTCTACGTTCATGGTGAGTTCTGCAGATCCAACAGGATACAATACATCATTCCTAACAGGATTTGGCGATGCACGAAAACTGCTGCGTGAAAACAAAGAATTTATCAAAGAAGAAACCACTGCATTTTTAACAGAAAATTTTCCTAATGTATTATACAGTAGAACCAAATGCAAACGTGACGTGGCATTTATTGTTGATGCCATGGACTACGACTTGACCTATGGCGGAGCTTGGGCCACACTGGTAGCTGGCACAGCATATTTTGATGGCGATAACAGCACTGCATTACAGATTGACAGCACAGAAATTGCGGCCACAGTGGCTGCTTATGGAAGAATAAAAACTGTGATACAAGAGATCATTGCCAACACTGCTGTGACTAAATCTACCGGAAATACTGCTACTCAGTGGACTGACAGCACTAATTTAACAGGCGGAGCCGCTGCCAATGCCACTGTAGGCGCATTGGTAGACATTATTACTAATATCATACAAGGCGATAGCACAGAAGGAAACACTCCTCAGATCAATGTTACAACTATAGCTACTCTCAACACACTGACTAGCAATAATCATGGACTATTAGTTGGTGATGCGGTAGTTCCAAGAATAACAGCTAACGGGTTAGTTAACGGCACCAAATATTGGGTAGTAGGCACAGTAACTACCAATACATTCCAACTGGCGGCCACATATGGTGGAGCAGTATTGGCTTCGTTCACTAACGGTGCCGGACTTGACATTGACTTAGAAATCATTAATTATCCTACAGCTACTAATGCAGTTACATCAACCACAGCATTGATAGCTGCGGCAGTGACTCTAGATGCTGCACAAGAAACCATAGTAACTGCGTCTACCGCTTATATTACTGCTAACTTTCCTGCATTAGTTTATAACTCAGTTAAGTGCGAACGTGATGTGAGATTGATATTAGAAGCAGTGATGTTCGACTTCATGTTCAACAGCAATTTTAAAACTAGAGAAGCTGCATACTCATATTTGAGAGCCACAGCCGCTGATGTATTCAGTTTAAATCAGAAAACAGCCACTCGTGCAGCATTTACCTATGTCAAAGGATTGGCCAGCGCCAACGTGGGCGGCAATGCTACAGCACAGGCTCGTATTGAAACATTAATGACACTGTTGGATGACATAGTCTTTGGTGCTACCAACGAAGGCAGTCGTTGTGCCACAGGCAATAGAATGGTTGACTATGCTGTGCTGCAATTAGAGCGCAACAGAGATTACATAGTTGCAGAAATAGATGCTTACATTGATTCAACTTACACTACCACAGTTACAGCAGCCACACAAGCCACCGATTTGTTTACCTGCACATCAACAGCTTGGATGACGAGAAATGCTGCTATAAGATTCTCAGGTACAGTATTTGGTGATATCAATACAACTACTACTTACTATGTACAAAACGTAGTAAGCTCAACTACTTTTAAGGTTGCTACAACTAGAAATTCAAACACAGCGTTTAACATTATAAACAGCGGCAGCGGTTCAATGACAGTGGCATTGTATTACAGCAGCGAAGCATGTCTAAGAGATGTTAACACATATATAGATGCACTAAAATACGATTTAAAATATCCAGGCAACTACAAATCAAGATTTGCAGCTAGATATTATGCAAACAGCGTGATGGGCAGTTTGGAAGAGGACATGTACTATCTCAGAGACGCTACTGGTTTAAGAGATCAAACCATGGAAGGCCTAACAGGCGACCTATTAGCTGTAAATGAATTTGGTACATCACGAGTAAGTGCAGGAGCATATGCATCCCTAGATCCAGGTTGGGGTCCAGATGATTATCGCACTTGGATTATCACACGTTCACCATACGTGCAGGGATTGACCACATTGGGCACAGCGGCCGTTGGTCAAAAGATCGATGGCTCTTTGCACAACGGCGGTAATGATTCAATTGTTTCCAACGACTTCACACAGGTAATATCAGATGGTATTGGTGCTTGGATTACCAACAACGGTCGTGCTGAATTAGTGTCTGTGTTCAGCTATTACGCCCACATTGCATATTTGGCAGAAAACGGTGGAAGAATACGAGCCACCAACGGCAACAACTCATATGGAGATTTTGGTTCTGTAGCAGAAGGTTTTGACGCAACAGAATCACCGGACACAGGTATTGTTGATAACAGACTACAGTTTGAAGCTGTGATTGATCGAGTGATCACTGACGGGTCAGCACTGCTACAGATAGAATATCTAAATGCAGGTATAGACTACACAGAAGTTAGCTATACTCTTACAGGCGGCGGTTCAGGTCAAGTAGTTGAAACTGACGAATTCCGTGACGATGCTGTATTTGAAGTCCGCATGTTGGATCTTGTTGATGACAGCACTAATGCTCCAGAAGCAGACGGTAATCTTGGTGGTTTTGGATATATCACCAACTCTAACACCGCACAAGGCGGTTCTTCTACCTCAATTACTATCGCTGCTACAGACGGAGAATCAAGTACTGCTTACATAGGTATGAAAATTGTGCTTACAGGTGGTGCAGGTGTTGGCCAGTTTGGTATTATCAATACATATAATTCAGGTACTAAGGTGGCTGGATTGGTCAAAGAATCAGACGGCACAGCAGGATTTGATCATTTGGTAGCAGGTACAACAATTGTATCACCTGATGCTTCATCAACCTATATCATTGAACCTAGAGTAACATTCTCAGCGCCCGGATATGCCAGTACAGCTGTCACACTACCAACTAGCGGAGCATGGAGAGCTGTAAAATATGGTGAAACTGCTGCTGTATATACATCAGTCACAGGCACTTATACAGGTTCTGGTGTTGGAGTATCATTCATGGTGATACGTAATGGATGGAAATATACTCCGTCCTTGCAGGCCGCAGGCACAGGTTATACAAGATTACAGACCATAACAATTTTGGGCACTAGCCTAGGCGGCACTACAACCGCTAACGATTTGATTATCACGATTACCGCAGTTAATTCCACCACAGGCGCCATTTTAGACTTTGATCATTCAGGCTACGGAATAGGTGGTAGATATGTTGCTCTAAGAAGTGGTAGCACAGTGGGTGCAACTTCAGAAGACGGAGTAGCGTGGACCACTAGAGCCAGTTTGATGCCTAGTGCTGCTAACTGGTCAGCAATGACCGCAGGATTATTTGACGACGGTTCTACAATAGGTAAAGTCAGCAAATTCGTAGCAGTTGCAGGCACCAGTGCTAACACCACAGGCGCATACAGCGACGACGGTATAACATGGACAGCAACCAGTATGCAGACTTCTGCTACATGGGTTGGTGTGGCATTTGGTGCACAAAAATTCGTAGCAGTCAGCAGTGATGTAACCACAGTAAGAATCAGCAACGACGGTGAAAATTGGGATCAAACTGGTACATTAACTACTACTGGGTTTACAGCTATCGCCTACGGCAAAAACAGATTCGTTGCAATCAAGAGCGGTACTAACGTGACTAATTATGCCACATCGACCACAGTCGCAGGCGCATGGACTGCAGGCACATTGCCTTCTAGCTCAAACTGGAACAGCATTGCCTATGGTAATAATAGATTCGTTGCTATTTCAAATACCAGCGGAACCATAGCTGCATACAGTTTGGATGGTATCACATGGACAGCCAGCACACTGCCAGCTACAGCATCGTGGACCAAAGTCACATACGGTCAAGGAGTATTCCTTGCAGTAAGTACAACCACAGCAGCAGCCACATCGCCAGATGGTGTTACTTGGACTACAAGAACTACATCCACAGCAGCAAACGGTTTTTCAGCAATTACTTTTGGTAACAGAAATAGATACGGCTTGTTTGTAGGTGTTGGCGCCAGCACAGGTGATGTATCCACATATATCAGAACAGGCGCTACTGCTAGAGGTCGAGCCAAGGTAGCTGCTAATAAACTGTTCCAGGTCAATATCACAGAACCTGGATCAGGCTACGCTACTATACCTACAATTACATTTACTGATCCCAATAATACATTTGAATCTCCTACAACAGTGAGAAAGAACAGTGGTGTATTGGCCAATCCTAGCTTTGTGAACAGAGGCACACAGTTTGTTACAGGTAGCGGCGAAGTAGACACCGGTGATGGTTATTCAGATCTGTTCCAATCTGGTACATTTGTAGCCACCCGCAGACTCATTCAACAACCCACACCGGGTTCCAACGTGGTGTTCAGTCATTTGCCTGACAGAACTTTCAAGTTGGTGAATGTGATCACGTTCCTTGGAGAAAATCTAGGATCCCACACAGCGTTCTTACAGATCAGTCCTACGCTGACTATATCAGAAGCGCCACCTGACGGTGCAGACGTTACTATGCGATTGAGATACAGTCAGGTTCGACTTACAGGACACGACTTCTTAGACATAGGCACAGGCAGCTTTATTGATACTAATTATCCAGGAACACCACTGCAATCGCCAATTCCTGCAAATGAAACTGTGGAACAAGGTGGGGGCCGAGTGTTCTTTACATCTACAGACCAGGACGGTAACTTCCGAGTTGGTGACTTGTTTGCTATTGAACAATCAACTGGTATTGCAACATTGAATGCAGATGCGTTTAACATTTCAGGTCTTCAAGAACTTAATTTGGGTAACGTTACACTAGGTGGAGGATCAGCTACAATTACGGAATTTTCAACAGATCCGTTTTTTACTGCAGATTCAGACAACATTGTGCCTACACAACGAGCTATCAAGGCGTTTATTGCTGGACAAATCGGCGGCGGCGGAGCCAGCTTGAATGTTAACTCTGTGACAGCAGGTAGTATTTTTATCAGCTCAAACATAATAACCACTGTGACAGCAGGGCCAATCAAGATGAATGCTACCTTTGAATTCAGAGGCGGAGTTATTGGCCTTCCTTTAGCATTCAACTACTTTTTGATATAAATATAAACATGGAGAATACATTATGGCAACAGGAAGATTAGGAATAGCAGACTTTACAGTCGTTGGAGCAGCAACCAATTTCACACTATATGAATGTCCGGTGGACACTTTTACAGTTTTATCTGTGAGTGTTTGTAATAGAGCAGCAACCGTATGTACTATTCAGATAGCGATAGCTAGTCTAGCTACTCCTACCACAGCTGAATATATAGAATTTAATGTACAGTTAACCGCAAACGGTGTTTTAGAGCGTACTGGACTTGTGCTTAAAGCAGGTGAAAAGCTAGTAGTAAGATCAAGTGCAGTTGGTGTAAGTGCTGTGGCGTACGGTATTGAAACTGCTACGGCTTAATAGGAATAGTAAAATGGGAAGACATACAACGACGGGCGTTATATCAACATCTGTTCAACCGAACGATGCTGTGGGAACTACCGCACAACGACCAGTTTATAATAGCACACAGTTGGGTATTACTTATTTCAACACTGATGTAAATCAGCTAGAAATTTGGAACGGATCTTATTGGTTCGTGATAGGTGAATTTCCCAACGTTGCCATTAGCACAAGCCAGACTTTGGGCTCCAATCACGCATACTGGGTAAATACCACAGGTGGTGCAGTTACATTGGCTTTGCCCACAACGCCAAGACAGGGTGATTACATAAAAATCACTGACAGTCATGGTCAATTCGGTACTAATGCCTGTACCATTAACAACAATGGAAATCCAATAATGCGAACCAATGACACCATGGTAATAAATACTACAGGTGCTTCATTAGCACTGGTATATTTTGATGCCACTCGAGGTTGGTTATTAGAAGCAATTTAAACTATGCCATTTAATTATCAAACACTAAAAAACTACACCACTCAATCAGTGGTAGACGCATCCGTCGCAGCAGATAGGATTGCTTCTACCACAATCGCTGCTGACAGATTAGAACTGGGAAGCGTGACTGAAAGTAAACTGGCAACAGGAGCAGTGGCACTTGGCAGTTCTGTAGTTACTGGTGCATTGGCATTGTCTAAAGGCGGACTTGGAATATCATCATTTTCGGGTGCTGGCCGAGCAATTCAAAGTGACGGTTCTGCATTATCACAACAACCGCATGGAATAGCCAGCATAAACGTTTATACAAGTAACTCGACTTGGACTCGTCCATCTGGTGTAAAATACATAAAAGTTCAAGTAAATGGTGCAGGTGGTGGCGGCGGCGGCCACGGAGAAGGTGGTGCAGCAGGAGGATACGCTGAATTATTTTTAGATGTTACAAGTATTAGTTCAGTAGGTATAACCATCGGCGGTGGTGGAGGTGGCACATACTATTCTGGTGCAGCCGGCAACGGCAACTCTTCTAGTTTTGGTCCTTACGTAAGTGCCGGCGGCGGCCATGGAGCCAATAGACAGGCACAGCACTGCGGTGGTGTCAGTGGCGCCGGAAGCGGCGGCAACTTGAACATTCATACAGGCGGCGGCTACAGCCATCACGGAAGAGATTGTTCTTCCGTAGCCGAGAGCTTTTTTGGTGGCGGCACAGCCAGCAATTATCCCAACGGTGGACAATTTGGACACAATCACAACGGACACTCTGCTCTCGGAGCAGGTGGCGGCGGAGCACACTTTCACAGCTATCGAGGCACAGATGGTAGACCTGGTATAATTATTGTAACTAACTTCTATTAAGAGACATCATGCCATTTAATTATCAAACTTTAAAAAATCTCAACAATAATTCTTTTGTAGCCAATACAATAACAGGCGGAGATCTAGCAGCAAATGCAGTAACTAGCACCAATCTACAGAATAGTGTAGTTACCAGCCAAGAGTTAGGTGCAGCTTCTGTTAATCTAACAGGATCAAAGGTTTCTGGATCTATTAGTGCAGCTCAAGGCGGTACAGGTTTATTTGCATTTGCCGGCGCCAATTTAATGCTGGGTGTAAACGATACCAATAACGGATTGACATTTAGAAATTCCGGAATTAGAAGCATGCAGGTGTTTACAGGTAGTACTACTTGGAGTCGTCCAACCGGTGTGCGTTTTATACACGTGATACTGGTAGGTGGTGGCGGCGGAGCCAGTGGACACGGAGAAAGTGGAGCAGCAGGCGGTTATTCAGAACGAATCATTGATGTTACTGGTACCAGCAGTGTGAGCGTGACCATCGGTGGTG